CTTGCCGTCAGCCCGCCGTCCGGAGTCGGGAGGAATGGCCGGGCCGGGATATGCTTCTTCTGGCTTCCCAGCTGGTGGACCGGCGCGTACTTGAGGTTCGAGCCGATCCGGACCGAGCTGTTCGTCGCCCGTGCCGTGATGCTGGCCTTCAGAAGGCCGGTATCCTGCAGGATCTTCGCGTTCGACGGGAAGGCCCTCGCGAATGCCCGGCCCCTTCCTGCGGCGGTCTTGGCTCTCCTGCGTCCGCTCCGCGACAGCCGGTAGGCCCGGGCCACGAGCGTCGCCCTCGACAGGGGCTTCCAGGCGTTCCCGTAGAAATCCCGCTGCCCGTCGAAGGCGTCCTTCTGCACCCTGGCCTTGAGGTACTGGCCGATGGTCTCCCAGGCGGGCTTGCTGCGCCTGGTCCGCTCGTTCAGCAGGTAGAGGGTCCGCGAGATCTCGCCGATCCCCGTCACCTTGACCTGGATCATCGTCAGTACCTCGGGAACCGGCCGGTCATCCTCGCCATCCTGCGCGGCGTGAGCACCTGCCTGGCCGAGCCGTAGGCGATCCGGGTCGGCGTCGTCGCTTCCGTCGACGTCTCCCCTGGGAAGCAGCCCGCAGCCACCAGGCTCTTCAGCATCTTGTCGGCGGTCGTCAGCTTGTCTGCCAGCACCTCGTCCTTTTCCGTCGCCCTGACCCCGACAAAGTTCGCCGCGACCTTCGCCGTGATCGTCTTCACCACGTCATTGACGGGTTCGGACAGGGGCACGGCAAAAGCCTGGCCCAGGGCCACATTCACGTAGTCCTGGGCCTTGAGGATGTGTTTTTCGATTCGCTCCTGGATCGTCTCCCCCTCATCAAGCCCCCGCGTTATGGCGCTGACCAGCGTGGGATGGAGTTCGTCTAGGACGTCTTCAGCTGCGCAATACATGGCTCCACCTCCCCGTCAGCCGGGGAGACCCGGCTAGGATGCTACCGTGACGACGAGGATCCCGGTCGATTTCTCTAGGACGGGGAGCGGATGGGCCTCGACGAAGAGGTCCTTGCTCTTCCCGTCGGTCGCGGTCTTGATCTTGCTGTAGCGGCGGACCATGGCCACGGGGTTCTCCCCGAGGTCGAAGTCCACTACGGCCCCGTAGTGGAGCTGCCACAGCGCCGGGTTGGTGATGCAGATCGTCTTCGCCCCGATGTAGGGGGTCGCCGTCCCGGTGGAGTCGGCGGGGTAGGTCGCGGCGTACTCCACGATCTGCCCGATGCCGGGGATGTTGGCGATGGGGATCACGAGATCCGCGGATGCCCCCATCTGGGCCTGCAGGAGCATGGCCCCTGCGCTCTTCAGCCAGCCCTGGACCTTCGCGTTGTTCCGGAAGGCGTCGGCGGCGTCGGTCCCGAGCACGAAGACCGTGGGGACCATGCCGTTGAGACTGGCATAGAGCCGAGCCCAGGTCTGGAGATCCTGGATCGGGTCGGCCGTCGAGCCCCAGAGTGTCCCGGCCGTGAAGATGTTGTCCGAGGGCACGCCGAAGTCGATGGGGCAGGCCCAGCCCGTCTCGGGGTTGGTGTAGGCGATCTTGCCCGTGGTCAGCGCCTGGCTCCACAGCCATTCCTCGCGGCGCTCGATGGACCGGACCATGTTCCGCTGCTTCCTCGCCACGTAGTCGTCGAATGCCGCGACGACCGGGTTCGGGTCCCCGCCAACGAGGATGGGGCTCTGCCCCGCCATCCTGATCGTGGCGATGTCCGAGGCCTTGATCGGATCCCGCAGGAAGATCTGGGGCGGGACGATCGAATAGCTCTTCAGGGAGTCGGTGAGGTTGACCACCGATGCCGGATCGCCGGGGCGGCCCATGGGGGCCAGCTTGTAGTTGCCCTCAACAACGTCGAAGACCGCCTGCTCCGTCGCGTGGAACCTTGCGCCCTTCACGCCGAGCACCTTGGACAGGTACAGGGCTTCGGGCTTGATGCGCTCCACCGCGTGGGTCAGGGTGATGGGCGTGTACTGATCGAGAAGTTCGTTGGGCACTGCGCTGTCACCTCCGTTCAGTCTGTCAGGCCGCCACTATTCGGTGACGGCGCCAAGAAGGATGCCGAGCCCGCGCAGGGTCCGGCGGACATGGAGCGTCACGGCAGCGGCCAGGTCTGCCCATGCCGTGGAGCCGAGATAGATCTCGTCCTCTGCCAACTGCCCCGCTTCGTAGGCCTGGCCGAACTCGCTTTCGGCGTTGGCGATGGTGAGCTCCTCGCCGAGGACCAGCTCCGGCTTCGTGATGCCGGTGTAGGCCACGGTGACGTTCGTCGCGTTGTCGGGCGTGAAGCTGTCCAGCTGGACGCGCCCGGTCTCGGGGTCGACCGTGCCGGTGATGTCGCCGGTGATCTTGCCGTTCACGTCGGCGGACCCGGTCTTGGCTGCCGCACCAACCGTCGCCGAGACGACGACGGTCTCGGGGATCGGCAGGTTGGCCAGGGTTTTCCCGATGGCCACCGCCGCGCCGGCCCCGGCGAAAAGGACTTCCGCCGTGACCGCCGTGGTGGCCACGGCCTGGTACTTGCCGTTGGCCAGCCTGGCGAGCAGGGCCCCGCGGTTCAGCGTGACCTCGGACCCGCTGCCGTTGTAGACTTCGACAACCTTCCGGATCGTGGCCTCGGGAGCCGAGAGCACGAGGGGGGAAGGCATGTCCTGTGTTCCGAATACCGCAAAGGTCGGATTCACTCTCTCTTCACCTCCGTTTCAGATTTTTCCGCTACTGGTTCGCCCTTTCGGCGATCCGCTTGCCGTGATTGACCTGCTCCTCGACTGCGGTCGGGGGCTTCGCTTCGGGGTCTCCGCCAAGGCCGAGCTTCACCTTCGGGAAGTCCGAAAGCACCGTCTCCAGGACCTCCATCAGGTCCAGCCGCTTCTCGTTCCCGCCCTCGGACAGGCAGACAACGGGCTCCGCGTTCTGCTCGAGCATCGGAGCGAGCTTGTCCACCAGAGCGGGCGGGACGCCCTGCCCCTTCCACTTGTCCGAAAAGGCCTGGACCGTGACCTTCCGCTTCTCCTGGGCCGTCCTCTTCAGCTGCTCCTCGGACTCGGACAGCTTCGTGGCCAGCCCTTTGTTCTCGTCGGACAGGGATGTGACCCTGCCCTCGAGCTCGGCGACTCTCGCCTGCATCGCCTGGATTTCTTCGTTCGTCAAAACACCTTCACCTCCCTCTGGATTCGGGTCCCGGACGTCCGAAAGCCTGAACGGAACCACTCCCGGATGCCCCGGCTGGTTCGTCAGGGCCGCCCCGATGAGCACCGCCCCGACCGATTTCCCTGTTGCCTTGTCGGCGTAGTCGTTCACGAACTCGGCGCTCATGTAGCGGTAGAGCCCCTCGTTGATCGCCTTCGCCGCCTCGGCGTTCACCTCGAAGGCGATGGAAACGCCCTCTCCCTCGACCACCGTCACGGAAGTCACGCGCCCAGGGCTCTTCGCCCCGTCGCCGTGCCCCTCCTTGACCGGGACCTCGTAGCCGGGATATTTCCCGAAATTCGCGGCGATCTGCCTTGCCTTCTCGTCATCGATCCAGATCCATTCGCCGCTCGGGCCATAAAAAGTGCCGATGGGAAGGAGGTTGTAGATGAACCCCACCGTCCCGTCGGCCAGCTGCGAGGCCTTTGCCTCCCGGAGCGCCACGTAGGCTTCCGGGAACGCCTGTCTCGTCACTTACGCATCACCCTCCCTCCCTTCACAGACTGCGAGCCGCCCGGAGGATGTCCCGGACGGCTCGAATATCGCTGTCTCTCATCGTTGCGGGGTCTTCGTCCATGGCCCCCCGCCAGCCGCTGTCGGTTTCCCAGCCCGCCTCGCCTTCCCCCCAGACGATCGGGATCAGAACGCTCCGGCAGTTCGGGTGGAGCGGCGGCGTGTTGTCCGGAAGCTTCGGGTCGTCCAGCCTCATCCGGAGCCCGTTCCTGCGCCGGCAGATCTCGCTCGTCCGGTCGTCCAGGATCGCCGAGAACTCGACCCCCTCGACATAACCGCCGTGGCTGTGCAGCCTGGCCATCGTCGAGAGGTTCCCAAGGCTGTAGGCCCTCATGCTCTCCGTCCTCGCGATCGCGTTCAGCCTGTGGATCGGGAAGTCCCTGAGGTCCTCGAGGGCCCCGGAAACCATCATGGCCCGTTCCGGGACGGTCAGGCCGAGCGTCATGGACTCGGCGATCGCCTCCGAGACCTTAGCCAGGCATGCCTGCTCGAGGACCCCTGCCAGCTGGG